ACTGCTTGCAGAAGCCGTAGTTAAGTTCCAAGCCGAAACCATGATGGAGACATTCCCGGCAGCAGGACCGGTGAAAACTCAGATCATCGGTAAAGAAACTCCAGAGAAGAAGAAAGCCGCTGAGCGAGTTCGTGATGACATGAACTATCAGCTAACGGACGTTATGAAAGAGTATCGTCCAGAACATGAACGGATGTTGTGGGGCCTAGGTCTAGCTGGCAACGCGTTCAAGAAAGTATATTTCGATCCATCTTTAGACAGACAGGCAGCGATGTATGTCCCTGCTGAAGATGTTGTGGTCCCATATGGCGCGTCGAGCCTAGAGTCGGCGGAGCGCGTCACCCATGTGATGCGTAAGACGGCAAACGACATACGTCGGCTCCAGCACGAAGGGTTCTACCGTGACGTTGATCTTGGTGAGCCTACCCGGACGATGGACGAGGTAGAGAAGAAGATCGCTGAGAAGCTTGGGTTCCGTGCTACTGAAGATAATCGCTTCAAACTCTTGGAGATGCAGGTAGAGCTTGACCTACCGGGGTATGAGCACAAGGACGGGAAAGAAAAAACCGGAATCGCTCTGCCGTATATCGTTACGATGGAGAAGAACACCAGCACAATTCTAGCGATCCGCAGGAATTGGAATCCTGACGATGAAACATATCAGAAACGTGCTCACTTTGTTCATTACCCGTATATTCCGGGCTTTGGGTTCTACGCCTTTGGACTTATACATCTTATTGGCGCTTATGCTAAGTCTGGTACTAGTATTATTCGTCAGCTTGTGGACGCTGGGACACTTGCTAACCTTCCCGGCGGATTCAAAACCCGTGGGCTACGCACCAAAGGAGATGACACTCCTATATCTCCCGGAGAGTTCCGCGACGTAGATGTACCTAGCGGTACGATCAAAGATAACCTGATGACGCTCCCGTACAAGGAGCCAAGTCAGACTTTGATGGCGTTGCTACAGCAGATCATTGAAGAAGGCCGCAGATTTGCTGGCTCTGCTCAGCTTGAGACCTCGGACATGTCCGCTCAAGCACCGGTTGGGACAACGCTTGCCATCCTAGAACGTACTCTGAAGATGATGAGTGCGGTTCAAGCGCGTATTCACTACGCGATGAAGCAGGAGTTTAAGCTCCTCAAGGACATCATCCGTGACTATACGCCCGAGGAGTATAGCTACGAGCCAGAAGAAGGTAGCCGTAAAGCCAAGCAGTCTGACTACGATATGGTGGATGTTATCCCTGTATCTGATCCGAATGCGGCGACAATGGCCCAGAAGGTTGTTCAGTATCAGGCTGCTCTACAGCTTGCTCAAGGAGCACCTCAGCTATACGACTTGCCACTCTTGCATCGGCAGATGCTAGAAGTTCTGGGGATTAAGAATTACCAGAAATTGGTGCCAATTGAAGATGAGATGAAGCCCCGTGATCCAGTTACGGAGAACCAGAACATTCTCAAGGGTAAACCGGTCAAGGCGTTCCTGTACCAAGACCATAAGGCACATATTGCTGTCCACATGGCAGCAGTGCATGATCCACACATCATGGAGTTGATCGGACAAGATCAGCAGCTTGCACAGAAAGTTCAGGCTGCGATGTCAGCGCACGTGGCTGATCACCTTGGGATGGAGTATCGCAAGCAGCTTGAGCAGCGCATGGGTATGACGTTGCCTGCGTACGAAGATGATCAAGATGAGGCAATGATGTCTCCAGAGATGGAGGTTCAGGTCTCTCAGCAAGCGGCGATGGCAGCGCAGCAGATGTTGCAGCAGAACCAGCAGCAGGCTCAGCAGAAGAAGAATCAGGAGATGGCGCAAGATCCGCTCATCATGCTCCAGAAACAAGAGCTTGATATCAAAGCGCAGGACTTGCAACGGAAAGCCAAGAAGGACAACGATGACCTTCAGGCAAAAATGGCTCAGCTTCAGGTTGAGGTTCAGCGATTGCAGGCCCAACACGCACTTGAGCAGCAGAAAATTGACATGCAGCACGAGGCTGATGGGGCTAAAGCTGCACTCAAGATGTTTAGTGAACAGAGCCAACGAGAGGCTCAACAAGAGCAGATGGGTCACTCAGCAGGAGTTGACCTCATTAAACATCGTGAGCAATTACATCATCAGCGGGAAACTGACCGTGAGAAACGCGCACATGAGTACACAAGTGCTCAAGAAGAGCGCGCACATCAGAGCAAACAAGCTGAACAGAAACCAAAGGCTGAGAAGAAATGAGTTATGAGCTTCACAAAGCTATGACACTTCTGGCTAAACGCATTGACGATAAAGTCAAACATCTCGAAGAGTCACTAGGTGCGAGAGCAGCTAGGGATTACAACGAGTACACAGGGATGTGTGGGGAAATTACAGGTCTCCTCACCGCTAAATCCTTCATGCAAGACCTGACGCACGACATGGAAGAACTCGATGAGTGATAGCAAGGCAACACAATTGCCCAAGCCTAGCGGCTACAAAATCCTTTGCGCAGTACCAGAGCAAAAGGAAGAGATTGAAGGTAGCGAAGTTGGATTGATAAAAGCGGCAGAGACCATTCGATACGACGAACTGCTCACCACAGTTTTGTTTGTCGTTGACCTTGGCCCGGACTGCTACATGGACAAGGCGAAGTTCCCAACTGGACCTTGGTGCAAAAAGGGTGATTTTGTGTTGACCCGACCCAACGCAGGCTCGCGCTTACTCATTCATGACCGTGAATTCCGCATCATCAATGACGATTCCGTCGAAGGTGTTGTAGAAGATCCTCGCGGCATCAAACGGAAATAAGGAACAGTCATGGCTAAATTTGGTGACGACTTCAAGTTCCCTGATGAGGTTGAAGATAAAGTCGAAGTCTCTGTAGAAGGCGACGAAGAGATTACGGTAGACATCGTTGATGATGCTCCTCCAGAAGATCGCAACGTCAACCCTCTGCCAGAGGCGATCAAGGAAGATCTTGAGAAAGCTGATGAGTCAGCAGAGTATTCCAAGAACGTAAAGCAGAAGTTCACGCAGTACAAGAAAGCTTGGCATGATGAGCGCCGAGCGAAAGAGGCTGCACTACGTGAACAGCAGGAAGCGCTTGCTGCGGCCCAGCGGATTCTTGATGAGAACAACAGACTAAAGGCTGTTCTCCAAAGCGGCGAAAAGGAGTTGATATCCACATATCAGACTACCGCCGAAATGGAGTTGGACAAAGCAGAACGCAATTACAAGGAGGCTTATGACTCCGGTGATTCCGATAGGCTGCTTGATGCCCAAAAGGAGATTGTTCGTGCCCAGATTAAACTGGACAAAGCGAAGAATTTCCAGCCAACTGTACAAACGCAACAAAGCAATGTACAGTATCAACAACCTGCTCAACCGCAGCTAGATCCAAAGGTTTCAAACTGGGTTTCAAACAACCAATGGTTTGTTGATCCTAACAAACGGGCTATGCGCCGGTTTGCAGAAGGGGTTCATGAAGATCTAGAATCTCGGTTTGGTAGAGGGTATATTGGCACAGATGAATACTATGCTAATATCGACAAAGAAGTAAAAGCTCGATTCCCAGAAGAATTTGGCTCCACTTCAAAAAACGAGGCAAGTCCTCGTACAAAGCCAAGTACGGTGGTAGCGCCAGTAAAACGCAGCACTGCTCCCAAACAAGTAGTCCTGTCTCAAAGTGCCGCAAATATCGCCAAAAAACTTGGCATTACTCCTCAGCAATACGCTAAGGAATTTTTGAAATTGGAGGCCAAAAATGGCTGAAAGTAGACTTCAACGCGAGATGACCGTTAGAGCCGAGCAGGAGCGCCCCAAAAGCTGGCGACCCGCTGAAACTCTGCCGGAGCCGGACAAGCAGCCGGGATACGCGTACAGATGGGTTCGCACCGCTACTTTGAATGAGCTTGACCAACGTAATATCTCGGGGAAATTCCGCGAGGGTTGGGAGCCTGTGGCGATTGAGGAACAGCCTAAATTCCGGTTTATGGTTGACCCAAATAGCCGCTTCAAAGACAACATTGAGATTGGTGGACTCTTGCTTTGCAAGACCCCCACGGAATTTGTTCAGCAGCGTTCGGAATACTTTGCGGACATGACCCGCAAGCAGACTGAAGCTGTGGATAACAATCTAATGCGCCAGAGCGATCCACGTATGCCTCTTTTCCAAGAACGGCGTTCGTCGGTAAGTTTTGGCAAAGGCAGCTAAACTTTTTTGGAGCTTTAAATGGCTTACCCGACTGTTAATGGCCCGTATGGGCTAGTGCCGGTCAACCTAATGGGCGGTATTCCGTTCGCTGGGTCTACCCGGATGATTCCGATTGCGCAAAACTACGCGACGAACCTGTTCAACGGCGACGTTGTTGGTCTGTCTGGTGGTAACGCAGTCATCACCCCCTACAACGCTAACAGCACCACCGCAGCAGCGGCAGGGCAAATCGTTGGCGTGTTCTTGGGCGTTCAGTACCCCGGAACCAACCCCGTCTTCGGTAACTTGCAGGGTCAATACTACCCAGCAAACACCAACAAGGCTGGGATGATCGGTTATGTGATGGACAACCCCACCGCGCTGTTCAAAGCGTGCGTTCTGGCCCAAGCTCAAGGCACGGCTAACACGCAAGCTAACACCAGCACGACGGTTGGCTACATGTCGCCTCGGTTCGTTGGTACGGATGCGTTCCTCGTCGCTGGTAACTCCGGTAGCACGACGACTGGTAACTCGGCAATGGGTGTGTCCGGTGGTAACCCCACTGTGTCTAGCTCGGTCGCTGGTAACATCGTCCAGACGGTTGGCACTGGCTCGGGCACTTCGCCTTGCTTGCGGATTGTCCAGTTGGTTCAAGATAGTGCAGTTGTAGTTGGCACCACGCTGACCAGCAGCCCATCGAACGCGACCACGTTCACCGTCGCTTCCACGACCGGTATTCAACCGGGTATGACTCTATCCATTGGTGGTACGGTCTATTCTGGTGCGAGCACCGCGCCGTTCCCAACGCTATCTAACCTCACCGTTACCGGCGTTGTGACCAGCACTTCCACCATTACCGTTAGCTCGGCTGTGACCGCCACCTCTGGCGCAAGCGTGTCGTTTGTCGGTTATCCCGAAGTGATCGTTGGCTGGAACTTCGGTTTCCACAGCTACTTGATCGCCGCTGGCGTCTAAGGAGTAACTTAAAATGGCAATTTCACGCGCCCAGCTACTTAAAGAGCTGCTCCCCGGGCTTAACGCCCTGTTTGGTCTTGAGTATTCTCGCTACGGCGAGGAGCACAAGGAAATCTACGAAATCGAGAGTTCCGAGCGCTCGTTTGAAGAAGAGACCAAACTGTCTGGCTTCTCCGCTGCACCAGTCAAGAACGAAGGCCAAGCCATCGCTTACGACAATGCGCAGGAAGCATGGACTTCTAGCTACAACCACGAAACCATCGCTCTTGGTTTCTCGCTG